CCGGCAAAACCATCCGAGTTTAGAATAATAACAGCTCCGGTAGAATCGATGCGAGCACAGTGACCGTAAGGCGTGCTACTAATACCAATCTGGCCAATATAAAAAAATCTTCCCGACTCGGGTAACGTTGTAATTTGTATCATAGCAGAGAAAAATGCTAAGGGAGCGGTAGAACCATAACGAGTTCTGCCCAAATATGCTATAGACCCACCTGTTGCAGAATACCAAGTACCACCAAACGTCCCAGATCGCGTCATATCAGAAGGCACAGTTCCTGTTGCCGCACCTGTTAAATTTGAATATTTAACTTGCCACCCAGGAATTAAGTCACCTGCTTCCATAGACTTAGAACGGTACGGTAAAGAAACATGATTCCCATATGGGTCAATCTGCCCATTAGTTGGCCATGTTCCGGCAGTCTTTGGTCCTATCAGTTTGGTAAAAGTTTGACCGGCACTGCCTCCCTCATACGCTAAAACCATAAAATCATCGTTTGCGCCGTTGGCGTTATTTGCGGTTAGTGCATCAATCTGGGTAATAACCTTTCCGTCAGCTCCTCCAGCAGGAGTGGCCCAAGAAATAGTGGAAGCTCCAGCCGTCAAGACCTGGCCAGTTGTGCCCTTACCAAGACGTGTCACTGATGAGGCACCGTTGGCAACAATTATATCACCTACTGTGGTCACCGTTGAAGCAGGTATTGCGTTGTTTCCGGCTTCATAAGCAATACGAACAGAGTTTGGTGTAGCGGCCTTGACGGTTGAAGTTGATATTACTGAGTCCTCAAGTTGCACCGCACCCTTCACCGTTGTACTTGCATCAGCAATGCTCAACGTTCGGTTAGCAGATAGATCTCCACCACCAGCCAAAGGTGCGGTTGTGCTTAATGTACGAGTTGCAACAACGGCCGTTCCAGTGACCTGTGAAGGCGCAATAGTCAATGTTGATTGGGCCGCATTCTTCCACAAACCAGTTGCAGAATCATACTTCAATAAATCGCCATTAGCTGTGCTTGTAATTAAAACATCATGTAATTCGTCAAGCTCATAACCATTCTGGATCTTAACATAAATCTTACCTGTAGACGGATTATCAAGCACAACATTACCCAAATATACAAGGTGTGTCGGCGCAACAGGCTTTGTCGTTGTCCAACCGCCAGCAGTCGTACCGGACAAATAAATCGGATCTCCGTCTGCTAATGCAGCAGAAGTGTCAAGACCGTCTAAATATCCCGACACCATTACTGAACCAGTTGCATTGTTAGCAATTGCTGAAGCAGTAAAGCCTAGAGTTCTAGCGCTTGTGCTTTCTGCGTTCGCGCGAGCGAGAGAAATATTTGGATGGGTGCCATTTGACCCTGAGATATAAACTACAGAGCCCTTTGGAATTGTGACTCCGGTAGCATTTCGAGCCGTGGTATAAATTGGATCACCAACGGCATACGATGGTCCGGTTGCTCCGGTTGCGCCAGTTGCGCCGGTAGGTCCTGTAGCTCCGGTTGCCCCTGTAGCTCCTGCAGGGCCACGAACATTGCCGGCATTAACGGTTGAACCGTCGTACTTAGTTAGAATTAAGTTGTCACCTGAGATTGCTCCTGAAACAACAGACGCTGCCTCGATTGCAAGCATACGCGCTGCTGTTAACACGGTTACTGTTGCCATTGTCATCCTTTCTTTTGTGAAGTTATTCGAACGCTTCTTTGTGCGCTTTGAAAGCAATATAAGCGTCCATAAGGGCGGCTACATTGTCGATTTTTTCTTCTTGTCTTTTCTTTAAAAGTTTTCTGTTACCATTTGTGTCTTCTAAAGTAATGGCATTACCCATGGCAAAAGACATTAGTGATTGATCGAATAAAAGCATTCGTTCTTCACTTAAAATTTTTAGTTCGCCCAAAGGTACAGACTCAGTTTTTGCACCTTGAATTACTTTCTCAATACCAAATGGGCCATTCTCGGCTTCCCATCGAGCAACAAATTCTTTAGCGTTATATGGGTCAAAACCCAAAGCTCTCACGTCGTATTCTGAAGCTTGAATGAACTGATCTAGGTCCTCATAGACCTCCATCATGTCAAGCACAGATCCTTCGAGTACATGTAAGCTACCTTCTTTGGTAAACTCGTCATACTTGGAACGCATAGCTCCTGGTAGTTTCATTTGTGTAAGGGAGGAAATATAACTACGTGTCTTAACGCCGTAAAAGCCATTGCCCAGCGGGAACAAAAATGTAAAAGCACAAAAGTCATCTCCCTGTGAGAGGTCAGCGCCAAGAGCGCATGGCATTTGCCAGAAATCACGCTTTTTGTGCGGCAAAGTTTCTTCGTATGTGAAGAAATATGTATAACCTTCCATAGGTATACCAAAACGTTTCGCAAGAATATCATTCCTTGCTGCTGGAGCTTTCTCAGCCCGCTCAACGTCTAGTTGATAGGTTTCATAACTAACAGTAATGCCTAAATTTGGATTAGCTTTTTGCCACATTGCGGGATCTGCAACTTCTTCTAATGAATCAAGCTTATAGTGCCAAATCGAAATATGTGGAGCAAAGTATTCACCTTTAAGAATATCACTAAGCTCCATCTTAATTGTATCACCTGAGCCGTTACGAACCGTTCCTTCTGAACTAATAGCAACGATCAAATAATCATCTAATTTAGATGCACCTTGCTCAATTGCGCCAACAACATCTTCTCTTAAGTCTCCAGACAGCCATTCGTCAATTGTAGATACTTTTGGACGAAGACCTTGTAGCTTATTGATGGCCATTGGGCGGATCTCAAGCATTGAGCCAGTTAAAAAGTTCTCAATTCCCTTTTTAGTTGAGGCTAATTTAATCCGCATAGCTCTAGAACCAGTTGTATTTTGCATTGAACCTTCGGTTAGAAATTTAAATAGAGGACCTCGCGCGCGCGTGATAGCGGTGCGAAACGGAGCCATTACTTCCTCAGCTTGTTTCATTGTTGGAGCCGTTGTGATTTGATGCGTTGTTGCAGTATCAACATTTAGAAAATATGCTTGAATGCATTCAGCATACATAGACTTAGCTGCACCTCGAGCAACAATCAAATATTGTTTTGTAATCAATCGTTTTTTAATTGTTTTCTTAACATACTTTCCGCCGTGATTGTCTGCCGAGGGCTCATAAACACTACGTTCAATAAAGTAATACCAACCAAAAATTTGCTCAGACCATAATTTAAAAGTATCTAATAAATGCAAATCGCTTCCGTCTGTCAATGTCAGTTCGTTTTCACAATAAAGAATAAAGCCATTAACAGCCTCATCGTCGTAATACATGTTTGGGTTTGCAATTAAAGCGTCAATTCGATTCATCTCTTGTGCAATTTCTCGGTTTACTGGTATGTCTCCCCGTAAAACAGAGTCTCTGAATTGTGCATAATATATCGGAGTAGCTGTATTTGATAATCCCATTATGCACCTCGTTTCTGTTTAGGCAAGACGATGTTTACCTGCTCCTGCTGCAAATATAGACTTAACGGCTACCTTGCCAACCGTTTGCGTACCGCGATGTTGACCTGTGGCTTTAAGACCTCCACCAACTGCGCCAGCAATTGGGCCAGCTTTACCTTTAATGATAAGCGACTTACCTTCATTAAGAAGGATTGCTTCAATTGCTTTTCGTCCAGCGGATTTTGTCTTTGTTTCAACTGTTAATTTACTATATTGTTGTTCAAGATTCAATCGTGTCACTAATGCTTGCAGTTCTTTATTGTCAAGCGAAGACACAGTACTTTTTGCAGCTCGTTGTTTGTAAGATGCAGCATTTAAAGCGTCTTCAGATGGAAGTCTTCCGCCTCCACCTTTAACTTTAACAATTCCGCCGCCAGGTTTAATTTTTGCGGTAACTGGAGTTGAACCTCCTCCGCCGCCAGACGGATTATCGCGTCTAACGCCCCAACGCATACCTTTAAGGCCGTAGTGTTGAATCTCGATGCCGTCATCGGTGTGTCCGACAATTTGACCATCGGCCATGTCATCTTGTTCAAGCAAAGATCTAACCACAAAGGAGCCCGCTGAGATCACAAGAGCCCCAACACGAAGCTTGGTGCCTAGCGGAATACGTTTTTTAGCAGCATTGTATTGATCTTCATTGACTGTGGTAAGCTTAACCGCTTCTAGGTTAGGACGATCTTTCATGTTAAGGCTTTTTAAAACTTTCTTTTTAGTTCCGTTAGAAACACGCTCGACCTTAGCGACAACTGCCGTCTTGCCTTCGGCGTCTAAAGTCTTACCGCCAACCTTGGGCTTTGCCGTTGTGAGGACTATCTGAGTAGATGAATATCGATCTTTACGTTGGCCCCACTTCATACCCTTTGTACCAAAATGTTCGAGAACGTTTTCGGTTGCAGATGCTCCTAGCTCTCTTCCTCCTGAGTCGGGGCTGTCCATCCCTCCTCCTCTCTATAAGTGCTAATCCGCCAACCAAGTTCTGTAATTTGATCTTGAATTGCGGACATAGCATACGATGTTGATGGTGGATCAAATAGAAGGCGGACTCTCAAATAAACATAAGATTTAACTGAGTTTAAACGAAGGTCCGAGTCTAGAATATCGTTCCAGACTGGTGTAGAATTGCTAATCATAAACCCTTCAACGGGTCCAACCCA